TTATTTGTTGATTTTCAGTGACTTGCGTTTTGTGTTCCGCGGCTGATCCGCGTCGGGCGTGACGCCGAACCAGTGTTCCGCTTCGTCCGGTCCCTTGGCGTCATTGTAGCTGCGTTTCGCCTCGGATTCTGAATTACCGGCTTCCATTGCGGTCTGACCGAGGCCGACCAAGGCGGCACGGTAGGAGATGAAAGAATGGCGCAGGGCATTCTTCCTCCAGCCGCCGACGAGCGCGCCGAGGCGCTTGGTTTCGGTCTCCTCGCCACGGCCGGCGACCTTGCGCGCGGGCGGCGAGACGGAGCAGATCGGCCCGGATTTTTGGTGGATCGGTTCGAGCCAGGCGCGCAGTGCGGGCTGGATCGGCACGACGCGGCGGTGCTTCGTTTTCGCCGTTTCCGGGCGGACGATCAGCAGGCCGCGCTTCCAATGGAAGTCGCTCCAATCGAGCGGGCTTTTCTCGCCTCCGTCGTCGGGCGCGATCTCTTCGGTTCGCACTCCCGCGAACGCGGCAGTGGCCAGCCACGGCAGGTATTCCGGCCGCACGGCCGCGAGCATCGTGGCCAGCTCGGCGGGCGTGTAGGTCTCAGGGATCTGGCGCGGCACGATCGGCTTGTCGGTGTCCTCGGCGGCGGTTGGGCCGAACGGCAGCCATTTGCGGGTCCGGCACCAGCGGAAGAACGTCACCAACCCGCGCCTGGTGTTATGGCGGGTGCGCGGACTGGCCGGCTGTCCGTCGCGTTTGGGGCGCTGGATGAACGCCTGCAACTCGTCGACCGTGAGCGATCCGAGTTCGCGCCCTTCGAACGCGGCGACGAATGCGGCGAGGATCTTGTCGAGCGTCGCCACGTTCTGCATGGACGCGCCGCGGTTGGCGCGCTTCTGAGCCATGAACTCGGTCGCCGCATCGGCGACGGTCTTACGGCTCTTGCGCTGGGCTTGCCAGACCAGGAACTCCTCGACGTTCGCGAGCGTGGCGTCAGCGGCCAGCAAGCGCGTGATGGCCCGGCGTTGCTGGTCCGTCAGCTTCGTGAAATCGACCGAGCCATTGGCCAGTTCGACGGCCTTGTCGCGGGCGGCTTTCTTGGCGTCCTTGTAGTCTGCGCGGGTGGCATACTTGCGGCGACCGGTTTCCGGGTCGTGCCACACGAAGCGCCAGTATTGCCGGCCGCTGGGATGCCGCCAAGGGTAGAGTAGGATCGAGACCGAGCCCACACGGACGAATTCGGAATCGTTTTCCTTTTTCCGGCTCATGACGGTTCGAGCAGCTTGCGGATCAGGGCGTCGGCGCCATTGGAAACCGTTTCGGCCTCGGCATCACCGAGGGTTTCTTTGATCCATTCCCGGAACTGCTGTGGCTTCGGCGGGTCGCCGGATTCGGCGCGGATGCGGAGCTGCTCGATGACCCGCTCGCGGTCCGCGGGTGGTAAGGCGAGCAAGCGGGCGGTGAGGGGGAAATCTCCGCCGCACAGCCCGTGGTAGAGCACCAGGTGGCGCATGACCTCCGAACGCGAGATTCTCAGGCGCGACGCGGTGGCGTCCAAGATGCGTTTTTCGTCGTTAGAGAGGTAGAGGGAGATCCTTGAAAACTCGGCCATGGCGGGGGTGTTACTTCGTGAATACGGAGGGTAATACTCGAGGTAGTACAAAAAGCGGCTGGCCGGGGCAAGCGGCAAAGTGTTCGTGTGAACACATGAAATTTGCTGCGCCAAGCCCGCGGTCAGGGCAGAAGTCTGCCTTCCTCCTCTTCTTCCGGCGGGAAGATTTCGTGCAGTCGCACCACGCAGTAAACGCTCGGCTTTCCCTGCACTCGCTCCACATTCACATCTACCAGGTAGGAGTTCCGCAGCGGATTGCCCTGTGCGGATTTTACTCGCATGCTGTCTTGCTCGCTGACCCATACCACTTTCAGGGGTTTCGAGTGGATGCGCTCGATCACACCGCGGTCTGCCGTGTGCGTGGGGGATTGCGGGTGAGTCTGGGAGTTCAGTTGCGGCAGGTAGAGGATCACGTTGCTGTAGTCCGCTCGGCTTTCATCGCGATCCCTCGCCAGCTCCAGCGCACGAGTGCGGGCGCGCATCGCCTCGTCGGAGGTGAACGAACAAAGCATTTCCGTCTTTTCGCCCTCCGGCGTCTCGTGCTTCAGAGCGATTTCCAAGCTGCCATTGCGACGGCGTGCAACGGGCGCCAGCACGTCGGCGAAATCAGAGGAAACGCATTTCGCTTCGGAGTGCGCCGGCATCTCCGACTTGTTCAAAAATGCGTCAATCAGATGCTTGGCGAACGTCAGGTAGTCTCGGAATGCTTCGTGGTACTCCAGCAACGGCATCAGCGCAGTGGATGCTGTGATGGCACCCTCTACCCACGGCACCATCTCGGTGAACACCGATCCGGTTTCCAGCTTCCGCACATACAATTTGGTTTCGTCAGAGCCCGGCCGTTGTCCGCTGTGGGTGAGCTGCGTCAGACGCAGATGTCGGCTGTATTGGCGATGAAAAGCATCCAGAGCCGCGGTCAACTCGGACAGCTCCACCGGCCCTTCAATTCGGAAATTCAGGGCAAGGATAGGGGTGTCACTCATTTGCCCCTCCCTTCTTTCCGGGCTTCTTTGACGTGGGGGCCGGGGTGTCGGCGGATGAAGGGGGCAGGCCGTTCGCTTTCGCCAGCATGTCATTCATGAACTGGCTGAAGCTGATGCCGAGTTCCTTTGCTCGTGCTTCGGCGCGCTGAACAAGCGCCTTGTCCAAGCTTAACGACTTGATCGTTTTGCCCTCACTTTGTCGCCCGTAGCTCTTAAGCGAGCGCTTTTTGGGCACCTTCTGCGGTCCGTCGTCAGTGGTCACAGGAACGATTAAACGGCCGTCCTCGAAAATTTCCAGAAAAAGTTTAATAAACCCCTTGACGGTTTAATAAACACGGGTAGGGTGAATCCAAGTTTAATAAACATGAACGCAACCGAACACGCCAAAATCTCCCGCAGCGTGGCGCTCGACAAGAAGGTCGCCGCCGCGGCGCAACGAGAGGCCCAAAAACAGAACAGATCGTTCTCGAACTACGTTGAGACGCTTCTCGCTGCCGAACTCGCGAAAGCCCCAGCCAAAGCAGGCCGATGAACGCCGACCTTCATCTAAACGGAGGGATTCGCCGTCAGCGCCTCCACGAAGTCACCACCGTCGAAGCCGCAAACGAGCTGCTTCAGCAGTCACAGGCCGATTTTCCCCGATTCTCGATCCTCCACACTCGGGAAGAGGGAGGATCGGTCAGGATTCTAATCGCTGAGTCTTATCTCACAGACGGGTCATCTTATGATCCCATTCAGAGGGCTTCTTCTCCGGCTTTACAGGGTTCCCCTGATGAATCGGCCACCCAAGGAGGAACTGGGATTCCTCCTGTCGGCTCTGAGGATCACCACGATCAACAGTCCACACGTGAAGAATCCTCCAACCCGCTTGAAGCCAAGGATTGAGCAATTCGTCCACGCGGTAACGAGCACCCAACTGATGGGTCTCCACTACATCTGAAAGTTCAAGTTTTCCCATACCCCGAAAGGCCTAGCAGCTGAGTAGGGGCAATCCAACCCCCGAATCGAAACCGCCATGCAGGCAACCCTCCAATTCAACCCGGCCCACTTCACGGCCGATCAGCTCAGAACCATCATGGGCAAGGCCCAGGAATGGGATTGCGCGCCGGCGGAAGCGTTGGGCCGCATCATCAAAGAGGCGGCTTTTCGCTTCCGCTCAACCCCCAAGAAGAAAGGAGCCCTCAGCAAGTGAACCGGGAAGAAATGGCCGATCTCGCATTGAAGGTCGCGGAGACATTGGGCGGCCTTTTGTTAAAAGACGCCAAAGCCGTCCTTCGCACCGCTGACTCGCTGATCGAAGCTGGTCATCAAGTGAATCTCGGAAACTGCCGGACGGCTTTGGCTTGCTGGAAAATCCGTGAGGCAGAATCCGACCACCAAGCGCTGGGTCAAGTCATCGGGCGCCCTTCACCGCTTGGATCACTTGGTTCGCAAGCAACACGGGATCAATCGTCGCCCCCAGAACGGTAGAGCACGACGGGCAGAGGAACACAATGCCGCTGAATTCCTTCCCGTCACGATTCACGGCCTTCGGGTGCTCAAGATTCATACGAGTCACCGAACTTTCGCATTTTGGACATTTAGCCATACCCCGAAAGGCCTAGCAGCCGAGTAGGGGCGGACACCAACCCTTTCCAACCGACCATGCAACTCACTGACGCACAAGAAAAGGCCATTCTGGAAATGGCCGCAAAGGATCTTGCCGACCGGACGTGGCAGAAAATCGAAAAAGAGGTGGAGGAAGTGACCACCTTCTCGATCGCCCGCGCCGCCGGCCTGCTCGACCTCTCCACCTCGCAGACGCGCCGGACGCTGGAAGAGCACATCGATTTCGGTCCCCGCGACGCCCGTGTGTCGCTCGCTCAGCTCAAGCGGCTGGTGAGCAAGCGCACGGTGCGCGGCAAGGCGAAACAATAAAGCCGCCGGTCACTGGCATGACCGACGGCCAAGGCCGGGACTAACGCCCCGAACCCCTAAGCAGTTACCACAAGCAATTGAGCAACTACGATGAAACCTTTCTCCACAAGCAAAGCCGCGTCAAGCGCGCAGCCGGAGCTGGCACTCCGGCTGCGCCAAGCGGCGACGCTCTACACCCGCGCCGCTTGCCTGTTGAGCAGTGACGCCGAGGTGGTGCACTTCACGAGCCACCACGGCACACCGTTTTTCACCAAGGCGCGCACGCAACCGCTTTCCAAGCTGCTGCAGATCGCGCGCCGCGACCTTCTGCCGCACGACCCGGATTCCCATTCCGAACGGATCGGCGCCGAGTTCAGCCGCGCCTTTTCCCTGGCGGTGTTCCTGATCGAGTCGCTCTCGTCGAAAGGGCAGCCGAAGGCCGGCGATCTGGTGCGAGCCGCGAAGCGCTGCCGCGAATGGGCGGCGTTCGAGGATTCCGTCATGGGCTGGCACGCGCTGGAACCGGTAGGCGAGCGCGAGCCGGCTCACTACGTGCCTTTCTTCCGCAACGGTTCGTGGATCTTCACGATGCCCTACGGTCTCAGCGACCGATACCCGAGCGAGGCCGTGGCGAAGCTGCACGCCGACCGCACCCGCGAGGACGACGAGGTGGCGCGGGAAACCGTCGACCGCATCCGCCAGCCCGAGGACGCCCAACAGGAGGTGGCCGCGTGAACGGCACCCATCACCTCGCCGTCCAAGGCTACAGCGACGATGCGCTCAACGGTGCGATCCGCGACCTGACCGGCCGATTCGGCGATTGGGAAAAGGGCCGGCTCGAAGCCCTGAAGACTGAACGCTCCCGCCGCGATTCTAAGCGGCGTGGAAAGGGTGGCGCGTGAGCTTCGTCGCCCGCCTCCGCCGGGATGCGAGACGGGCCGGGATGCTCGCTCTGGCGTCCGCCGTGATCTTCGTCCCCGCGCTCTCGGCCGGCGCCTGGCTGACCTTCGTGATCCACCCCGTGCTCGCCATTCTTTCCGGTCTTTTCGCCGCCGCTTCTACGGTCTTCGCCGTGGTTCAAGCGCGCGAATGCCGCCGCCTTTTCCGTCTGTTCGATGCCGAGTAGACGCGCCCCATTCCATACCCAGCTTTCCCGGCGCGCCGGCTGGCACCGCGCGCCGACACCACCAGCCCACTGCCGCGGGCGGCTGCCTGCAGAAACATCCACAAGCAAAATCATGAGCAAATCACTTGCCAATCTCTCCCAAGAGCTGGCCGAGCCCCGCAACGGCGGGGCCATGGCTGGCGCGATCAGCGCCCGAGAAGCGCAGAATGCGCAGATCGCCATGCTGGCGGCCAAGCGCTTCCCGCGTGACGAGAAATCCGCGCTCGATCGCATCCTCAATGCGTGCTGCCGCGAATCACTGGCGGCGGTGGCGATCTACCAATATTCCCGCGGTGGGACCGACATCCAGGGCCCGTCGATTCGTCTAGCCGAGGCGATCGCTCAGCACTGGGGGAATATCGAAAGCGGATGGCGCGAGATCGACCGGTTCAAGGACGCCGCCGGCATCGGCGTGTCCGTGGTCGAGGCGTTCGCGTGGGACCTGCAAAGCAACTACCGGGTGCCGCGCGTCTTCAACGTCCGCCACTGGCGCGACACGAGGTCCGGCGGTTACGCGCTCACCGACGAACGCGACATTTACGAGCTGTGCGCCAATCAAGCTGCCCGCCGAGTTCGCGCCTGTCTGCTCTCCGTGATTCCAGGCGATGTCGTCGAGGAAGCGCAGCGCCAGTGTGACTCGACCCTCGTCGCTACCGCTGACGTCTCCCCAGAGGCTCAAAAGAAGATCCTCGATCACTTCCAGTCCAAACACGGAGTGACGCGGGATCAAATCGAAAAGCTGATTCAGCGCCGCATGGACGCGATCACGCCCGCTCAGGTGGTGAGGCTCAAAAAGATCGCCGAGTCGATCAAGGACGGCATGAGCACGCCGAGCGACTGGTTTGAGCCCGTCGAGAAGACCGCCGCCGAAGCTGCGACCCGCGGTGGCACCATCGACCCGTTCGCCGAAGCCAAGGCCGCCGGGACGGAGAAGCCCGAGGGCCCCGTCACCGTGGCCGCCGAGGACCAGCCGTGGGGCAACGAAGCCCCGGCCGCCGCCAGCAACACCCCCGAAAACCTGATCTGAGACGACCATGACCACTGCTACCGCACACCCAGACGCCCCCGCTTTGGCCATCGTCGTCAAAGCCGAGGTGCTTTCCAACAACCTCGCGCCATTCCGCGAATACATCCGCGGCATGCTCGCCGAGATCAACCGCTACCTCAGCACCGACGAGGACTTCGGCCAGGCTGAAGCCGACACCAAGGGGCTCAAGGCGGCCGAGGACGCCTTGAAAGCCGCCAAGGACAAGGCGCTGGCCGACGCCGAGGCGCTGCACGCCGTGCTCACCGACCTGGACGCCACCGGCGAGGAAATCCGCGCCGTCCGCCTCGATCTGGAAAAGAAGATCGCCACCGAGAAGGAACGCCGCAAAGGCGAGCTCTTCGCCGAGGCGATGGAGCGGCTCGACTGCGCCCCTCGCCTTCGCCAGCCGGTTTACGGACGCAGCGTCTCCGAGTCGATCAAAGGCAAGCGCACGCTCGACAGCATGCGGAAGGCGCTCGACACGATCGTCACCTGCCACAACGCGACCATCGCGAAGTCGCGCGGACAGATCGAATCGTTCATCGCCGCCCACGGCGAGGTGATGGTGCCCGACGAGGAAGAACTTGAGACGCGCCAGCCGGACGCGGTCGAGATCGAACTCCGGCGCCGCTTCGAAGCGAAGAAAGCGGAGGACGCCCGGAGGCGGCTGGAAGAGGAGGCGGCGAAAGCGCGCGCCGAAGCGGAAGCCGCCCGCAAGGAAACGGAATCCGTGAAGAACCCGGAACCGCCGGCCGCCACGATCGCCGCCGCGCCCGCTGCCGAAACGCTCGAACTGACCGCGCAGCCGAGCGAGCGGGAGGAATGGGTGGTCTTCGAGGGGAAGGTGCGCGCCGCGCTGGGCGAGCTGAAGCCGATCAGAGAAGAGCTGACCCACCAGAAGAACATTTCGCGCGCCCAAGTGTTCGCCAACGCGGTCAACCAAGCTTGGCAGAACCGATGAAAATTTGGCCCAACCTCCAACAAGGGTCCGAAGCATGGTTCCGCATCCGCAAGGGTCGCGTTACCGCCTCGAACGCCTCCCGTCTGCTGACCGCCACCGGCAAGGATTCGTCGCAATGGGAAGCCTACGCGATCGAGCTGTGCGCGGAATGCATCCGCCCGGACGAACTGCCCAGCTTTTCCGGCAACGCCCACACCGACCGCGGCAATGAACTCGAACCGCTGGCGCGCGAGGCATTTACCCGCGAGACCGGGTTGGCAGTCGTTACCGTCGGTTTCGTCTCAGGGCTCGGCGGTGTCGTCGGCTGCTCGCCGGATGCACTCGTCTTACGTCCCGGCCTCACCCCGGAAACGTGGCAGGACCATGCGCAATTCGACGGCGATGGAGCGGTGATCAACGGCAAGGATCTGTTCGTCGCCGGACTGGAATGCAAGGCACCGCTGGCGAAGAACCACGCGACCTACCTGCTCAACGGAGGAGTGCCGGACACCTACCGACCGCAGGTGCATTTCTCGATGTCACCAGCAGTGACCGGTCTTCCTTGGTGGTTCGCGAGCTTCTGCCCGAAAATGGCGCTTCACTTGCATCACGAAGAACCAGGTGCGTTCACCGCGAAGATGCAGGACGCGATCGAACGGTTCGTAACCTACTACGGTGCGCTCCGGGCGAAAGTCATGCCACGACTGCTCGGCACGGCTGATGGAAAGGAGGCGGCATGATCAAGCGCCCCTTGAACTCGCGATTCTCTGACGCCGTCCTCGAAGGTCGAAAGGTCACCACGATCCGCGACACCCCGTGGCCGGTCGGTAAGCCCATCATGCTCTATAATTGGAGCGGAGCGGCGTACCGATCGCCTCAAATCGACGTGGCTGCGGTCCTCGTGGTGGAAACAACCCTGATTCGCATCGGTCGTGTCGAAGGCGAAATCGGTCTCATGTGCTACCACGCCGAGCGTGGCATCCACCCCGGACGTCAGCTCTGGTCGTGCGAAGGATTTCTATCAGAGGAAGACATGGACGAGTGGTTTCGCTCGAAGTTCAAATCCGGCCAGTGGGTCGACAAACACCTGATGCGGTTCCGGCTGTTGGAAAGGGGGGAGGCGTGAGCTTCAAAATCGCGGACCTTTTCTGCGGAGCTGGCGGCACCAGCGCGGGCGCAGTCGATGCCATTGAACGGCTCGGCTATCAGGCGCAGCTCACCGCCATCAATCACTGGCCGGTCGCGGTTGCTACCCACACGGTCAACCATCCGACGGCCCGGCACCTCTGCACGTCGATCGACGACGTGAACCCGCGCAACCTCTTCGGCGAGGGCGAGCTTGATCTGCTGTGGGCGTCGCCGGAATGCACCCATCATTCCACCGCCCGGGGCGGGAAGCCTATCAACGACCAATCCCGGGCGACCGCCTGGTGTGTCGTGCGATGGGCCGAAGCTCTGCGCCCGCCGGTGATCCTCGTCGAAAACGTGCCCGAGTTCGCGTCGTGGGGGCCGATCGGCCACAACGGTCGGCCGCTGAAATCCCGCAAGGGCGAGGTGTTCCGGGCGTGGAAAGCGGCGCTCGAAGCGCTCGGCTACCGGGTTGAGCACAAGCTGCTTTGCGCGGCCGACTACGGCGACCCGACCACCCGGACGCGCCTGTTCGTCCAAGCGGTGCGCGGCCGTCGCAAGATCGTCTGGCCGTCGCCGACTCACACCCGCGGCGGGGAGTCCGACTTGCTCGGAACCCGGCGGCCTTGGGTTGCAGCCAAGGAGATCATCGACTGGACCTTGCCGACGCCCTCGATCTTCGACCGCAAGCGCCCGCTGTCCGAGAAGACGATGCGCCGGATCATGGCTGGCCTGCGGAAGTTCGGGCTGAAGAACTTCATCGTTCCGCAATTCGGCGAGCGCGAGGGCCAAGATCCCCGTGTCCACGATTTGGAGCAACCCACCCCAGCCGTGACCAGTCACGGCGCGGGAGCGCTCGTTTCGCCATACATCGTGGCTTGGGACAACCAAAGCAGCGCCAACGGCGAATGGTCGGCCGAGCAACCACTCGGCACCGTGACGACGAAAACCCGTCACGGCGTGGCTCAGCCGTTCCTTGTCGAGCTTCGGGGCACCAGCGAGCGACAGCTCGACGCCACCGCGCGCGCCGTAGATGCGCCGCTCAACGCGATTACCGCGGGCGGCGTCCATCACGGCCTCGCGCAACCCTTCCTCGTCCAGGTCGCGCACGGCAACGGCACCGATCCGAACGGAGACGCCCGCCGGGTGAAAAGCTTGGAAGAGCCGCTTGGCACCGTCTGCGGGAACCGCGGCGACATGGCGCTCATCGAGCCGCATCTGCTCCCGCAGCAAAGCGACGGTCGGCTTCGCCCGGTCAGCGAACCGACGCCGACCGTGGCAGCCGCCGGAGCGATTGCCCTGATCGAGCCGTTCCTCGTCGAATACTACGGCACAGGGAAGGCTCAGCCGGTCGACCAACCGTTGGGCACCGCGACGACCAAAGCGCGTTTCGCGCTCGCCCGGCCGACCATTGAGCTGCACGGCAAGACCTACCTGATCGACATCGGATTCCGCATGCTCCAGCCGCACGAGCTCGCCGCCGCGCAGGGTTTCCCGAAGGGCTACCAATTCACCGGTACCAAGACAGATGCCGTGAAGCAGATCGGCAATGCGGTGCCCTGCGGTCTGTCCCGAGCGCTGGTCTATGCCGCGCTGTCGCAATCGTCCGACGTGTCGGCCCTGCTCGACGTGGAAGAGGAGGCGGCAGCATGATCGCTTTTCACCTCCCCATCGTGCCGCCGAAGGCGACGAGCCAGACCAAACGGCTGGTGATGGTGGGCGGCAAGCCGCGGTTCTTTCCGAAGAAGGAACACGCGCAGGCCGAAAATGACCTCCTGTTGCTCTGCCGGCCGTTCGCGCCGGCGGAGCCGCTGGCCGGGCCGCTCACGCTGCGAGTCGACTTCGTCTTCCCCTGGCGGAAGAGCGAACCGAAGCGCCGACTCGCCCTCGGGCGGGTGCCGATGGACGCCCGGCCGGACTGCGACAACCTGGTAAAGCTGGTGGCCGACGTGCTCACGCGCCTCGGATTCTACGGCGACGACGGGCAAGTCGCGGCTCTACAGGTCACCAAGGCATGGGGTGACCGCCCCGGCATCGCGGTGGCCATTGAGCCGATGGCGGTTCCGCAGCGCTGCGAAAGTCCAGCCAGCGAGCAAATGCGGCTCGTTTGACACCGACCTATGGGCGCGGATGCCCCCGAGTGGGGGACCGCCCGTGCCCATTCCTAACAAACTCATTTTCCCTGACATTTTACCCTGCATGAACTGGATCAACCTCGAAACCTCGACCTTGGACTCGCCCGAGTTCCTCGGCGCGGAGCCGATCGAGCGTGCGACATGGCTGTGCCTGCTGCGCTACTGCGTGGGCCAGGAGAATGGCGGCCGGATTGCCGGCTGCCGCGACTGGAAGGACCGACGCTGGCAGCAGCTGGTCCGTGTGACCGCCCGCGAGATCGGTTCCGCGTGCGACCTCTGGAGCTGGGACGGCGACGACCTCGTGGTTTTCGAATACCCAACCGAGAAGGAAGCCGAAGTGAAGCAACGTCGCGAGACGGCGAAAACCAACGGCCGCAACGGCGGGCGACCGAAAAAGAACCAACCGGAATCCCACGAGAAACCGACGTCGGAAACCGAACCAAAACCCACGTCGGTTATTTCTGAAAAAGCGGAAGGAGAAGGAGAAGGAGAAGGAGAAGGAGAAGGAGAAGGAGAAGGAGAAGAGAAGGAGAAAGGAAGAGAAGTAAACTACACCCCGGACGCGACGCGATCGCATGCCATTCCCTCGCTAGCCGAGGTCAAAGCCTATGCCCGCTCCGGGCCTGTGCCGATCTCCGAAGCCTGCGCCGTGGCCTTCCACGACACGCAGGAGGCCGCCGGCTGGATCACCAAGCACGGCCACTCCATCGCCGACTGGCGGGCCGCTCTGCGCCGCTACGCAAGCCACTGGAACGAGGTCGAGAAGGGCAAGTCGACCCGGACGACCAGCCACTCCACTCGCCCGCCGCACCGCCAGGGCGAGTTTCCTGAACCCAAAATCGAACTTCCAAGCCTGTGACCCAACCCACCGACCACATGCCGGAGCTTTTCTCCGGACTCGAGGCGCTCATCGACGCGGCGCCGGAACTCCCCGATGCGGACGTGCTGACGAGCGGCCCGTCGTCGATTCCATTCCTGGCCGATACGCTGGCGGAACGCACCGGCGTGCCGAACCGCTACCGCGCCGGGTGGAAGCGCCCGGACGACGCCGAGTGGAACGATCGCTTCGCCAGGGTCGCCGCCTGCGTCCGCGCTGGCGGCATCATCGGCCTGATCGGCAACCGCGGCACTGGCAAGACCCGCCTCGCCGCCGAGGTGATGCGCGACTTCGCCCGGATCCAAGGCCGCTACGCCACCGCCATGGGCTTATTCCTCCGCATCCGCAGCACCTTCGGCAAGAAGGGCGGGGAGAGTGAATCGGACATCGTCCGCGAGCTCTCCAAGGCTCCGCTGCTGATCCTCGACGAGATCCAGGAGCGCGGCGGCACCGAGTGGGAGGACCGCTTGCTGACGCACATCCTAGACGCCCGCTACGGCGACATGCGTTCGACGCTCGTCCTCGCCAATCTCGACCGTGACGCGCTGGCCCTGCAGCTCGGCGACTCCATCAACTCACGCCTGATCGAAACCGGTGGCGTGCTCGAAATGACCGGTCCTTCCCACCGCCTCAAGCCATGAAGCGCCGCACCCATCCGAACCACCCCGACCAGCTCACGCTCTCGCTTGGTTTCATCCGGCGAATTATTTGCGCGAGTGCGGAAGCAACTCGCCAAAATGGCGAATCCACGAAAACGAAAACTCGCCAAATTGGCGAGTCAGCCGAGGCGGCCGACGAAAAAGAATCGTTCCCGCAAGCCCTTGTTAGGCAACGGAAAAGGCACGGCTACACCCAGGCCGACGCCGCCGAAATTCTCCAGATCGGCAAGCGCACGCTGGAGCGTTGGGAAGCGGGAGAAATTGAGCCCAGCAAGGCCGTGCAATTGGGGGCGCTCGTCGCGCTGCGCACGTCGAAGATCGCTCCCGGCAAGGCCAAGCTCGACGAGGTGAAGAAGGCCCATCACCTCGATTGGGAGCAGGGGAAGGGCTGGAGGCTTCGCGTCACCGTCGACGTCGGCAAGAAGGTCGTCGGCAAGCGGATCAGCCTGCGCCTGGGCACCTACGTGCTCGAGGAAGCGATGCAGCGGAAGCGGGTGATTCTCGCGTTGCTCACGAAGCTGGGTCTCACGGTGCGGAAGCGGGTGCAGAAGCCATCTTCGCAGCGACACTGATAGGCAAATATGCGATGGCCGGCTCGTCAGAGGCGAGATCGTCCAGGTCGATCCAACCGTTCTTCCGGTAAAAGTTACGGTTAATGGTTTCCTCTTCGGTCCCAAAGAATTGGATGCAGGCAAGACCAATTGCTGCTCCACGTGTAAGCGCTGTCTCGGCGAAAGCGGTAAGACCTAGTGTGCCGTATCCAGAATGACGTTCTTCCTCCTCAATGTAGATCGAATCGAGGAACGCGATAGGCCAGGCCGATGATGCTGGAATTCGCTTGAGTAGATAATCGTCTGAAGCGCCCAAAGCGCTGAACTCGAATAGCTTTTCTTTCGACTCACAGAAAAAGGCTGTCCAATTGCCCACCTGTTTCCCGTCCTTGTTGTGGATGAAGCCGCTGAATTCCTCATCAGGCGGGCCATTGAATCTGCCTGAAAGAATATCGACATCTATTTGCATGGGATGATGCTTAGTGGTTTCTGGTTGGTTCGCCGGAAATTATTTAACCGAAACTAATTAAATTATCAAGTATATGAACTTTTTCTGAGGATGCCCTCTTGATTGCGTTTGCGTATTGGGGACCACGAACACCGCTGGCGGCTCTGGCAGGGTTGCGGGTTGACTGTTCTTGTGAACAGTCAACCCGAGCGGCAACCGCTCCCGATCCATTGCAGCTACAAGGAATTGCGCGACCCGGCCGCGCTGGTTCCGCACCCGCGAAACCCGAACCATCACCCGGCGAAGCAGATCGAGCTGCTGGCCCGGATCATCCGGCACCAAGGCTGGCGCAATCCCATCGTTGTCTCCGCGCGTAGCGGCTTCGTGGTCGCCGGCCACGGGCGGCTCGCCGCGGCGCTCCAGCTTGGCGCGGCCGAAGTGCCGGTCGACGTGCAGGACTTCGCCACCGAGGCGGACGAATGGGCGCACCTCGTCGCTGACAACCGCATCGCCGAACTGGCGGACCTGAACCAGGTTGGGCTCGAGGACTTGCTGCGCGACCTCGGCGAGGTGGAAGACTTCGATCTCACCCTGACCGGCTTCGACGACGAGGCGCTCGCCGAGTTGCTCGATGGGGAGGAGCCGACTGGCGAGGCCGATGAGGCCGCGCCCAAAGGGCGAGGGCTGGTGGGAGACTTCGGGGCGGCGCCATTCTCCGTCTTTGATGCCCGGAGCGGCCCTTGGCAGGAGCGGAAGCGGGCGTGGGTGGAATCCGGCATCGCCAGCCATGCAGGGCGGGCCGACGAGCTGGCATTCGCAACGTCCTCGCAACCTCAGGAGGTGTATGAGCGGAAAGCCGAGGTGGAAGCTGCCTCAGGGCGAAAGCTGAGCTGGAAGGAATTCGCCGAGCGCTTTCCCGAGGCGATGCAGCAGAAGGGGACGAGCATCTTCGATCCCGTGTTGGCGGAGCTGGCACTGCGTTGGTGGTGTCCGGCCGGCGGAAGAGTGCTCGATCCTTTCGCCGGCGGTAGCGTCCGCGGTCTGGTCGCGGCCAAGCTGGGGATGCACTACACCGGGATCGACCTGCGGCCGGAACAGGTGCAGGCGAACGAACAGCAGGCGGCCAGCTTCGGGCCGGTGCCCGGGGCGGCGCGCTGGATCAACGGGGACAGCCGGGAGCTACCCGGCCTGATCGGAGAGGCGGAGCCGTTCGACTTCATCCTGAGCTGCCCTCCATACTTCGACCTGGAGGTTTACAGCGACCGGCCGGAGGACCTGAGCGCCGCCGGCAACTACACGGATTTCCTCGAAGCGTACCGCGAGATCATCGGGCATGCATGCGCCCGGCTCGCTCCGAACGCCTTCGCCTGCTGGGTGATCGGCGATGTGCGGGACGCCCGAGGGTGGTTCCACGGTATCACCGGTGACACCGTGCGCGCTTTCGAGGATGCCGGGATGCGGCTCTACAACGACGCGATTCTGCTGACGCCGGCAGGCTCGCTGCCGATGCGGGCGCGTGGTCAGTTCGAGAAGTCGCGGAAACTCGGGAAGACGCACCAGTATGTGCTGATCTTCGGAAAAGGAGATCCTGCCAAGGTGGCGGCGCGGTGTTCGTTGGCGGTGCTGCCGCCGGAAGGAGGGGAGTGACCATGGCCACGAGGGGAAGGCCGGCCAAGGAGCTGGATCTGGCCGAGGTGGAGAAGCTCGGCATGCTGGGAGCCACGGCGACCGAAATGGCGTCGTGGTTCGGCTGCGGGCTGCGCACGATCGAACGCCGGATGGGCAAGGAGGACGGCGAATTTCGGCGGGCCTATGAAAAGGGCTTCGGCCGGCTAAAAATTTCCCTTCGCCGCCAGCAGATTGAGGCAGCGAAGGGAGGAAACGTGACGATGCTGATTTGGCTCGGAAAGCAGCTCCTCGATCAGTCCGACAAGCGCGAGGTGAAGGAAGATTCGACCGTCACGGAGAAGACGGCTCGCCTGGCTCTGACGCCGGAGGATGAGGCGTTTTTGAAGCGGAAAAGCCAAGTGTCGGCTGTCATAGAAATGTGATTGGATGCGCCAATAATTGTAGTGAGTGAATGCTCAAGCGTTCAGCAGGGTCTGCCGAATATTTTGTCCTTTATGACTCTATTTTTTTGGCATGGGAAACCATTGGATGTTTACTGGTGCTCCCAATCGAGCGTTGGTCATGTATCCTGCTGTCCGATTGATCTCTTTGGTAGTGTTCGGTTCAATGGATCCCGCTTGGTTCACGTTGATGGTTTTGGTCTCGCCGTAAGAATCGTAAATTACCTGATACGTGATTTGGAAATTGTAGGGAATGTTTTCTTTGTTTGATGCGGTTACAATCACGGCACTGCCTAGAACCTGGACTTGATGTGTGGGTTCGGAATGTGCGGATCCAGCCAGTGCCAGCGCGATAGAGGAGGAGAGTAATAGTGTTTTCATGAGTGAATGGGTTTGAATTTATTAGTATGAGCCGCGTCCATTACAGCCTCGGCAGTTTCCTGATCCATTGCATGCGCCGCATGGTGCCCCATCTTTAGAGCCGGATCCGCCACAATTGTGGCATTTTCCGGTCCCGTTGCAACTGTTGCAAATTGCGGCTGTGTCGTGATCATGAATGGATAATGGGGCTGCGTTGATGATGAGTGTTCCGCAAGCAATAGTTGCTGATATCGATTTGAGTAGTGCTTTCATGGCGTTGTTTAGTATTTCACATTTAGTTAGATGTGTTCAACTTTAAAATGAGCGCGTGATTGTTGATTGTTTGTTTTTATTTAGTTTTCAAATAGGGGACCACAGCTATCCCTCGCCAGTGCCTCGCGCGCGCGAAACATCGGAGGGATGAAACGTCCCCCGTCCGGCGACAACTACCCGAAGCCAGAGAAGCCTGCCAAAAATCGGGCACGAAAGGCCGCGGCGAGTCGAGGAACCAAGGGCAAGGGGGAGGGGAAGAAAGCAGGAGGTCGGCCCGGAAGCTCTAGGAAGGGCAAGGGAACGCCAGGACGGCCGAGCAAGCGCACGCCTGAGGTTGAGCGCCGCATCATCGAAGGGCTGTCGAAGGGCACGCCGCTGACGATCCTGTGCGAACCCGACGACATGCCGAGCGACGACTCGGTGAGGAATTGGATGGATTCCGACCCGGCGTTTTCTCGTGCCATCGCGCGCGCAAGGGAGGCCGGATTCGACCGGATCGCCCTCGAAGCGCTGGAGATCGCCGACAACGTCGGGAACGAGCACCGCGACACCATCGAGACGAAGTTCGGCGAGGTGCCCAACAAGGAGTGGGTGCTCCGTTCTAAGCTGCGGGTCGAGACGCGGCTGAAGCTCCTGGCAAAGTGGGACCCGAAGCGCTACGGCGAGAAGCTCTCGCAGGAGATCAGCGGACCCGATGGCGGCCCGATCCAGACGGAGGGCGAATACCAGGTCACGCCCGAGGATGAGGAGGTGATCAAGCGCATCGCGGAGACCCGGGCGAAGCTCCAGCAGCCGCCGGCGGCAGAGGAGGGCGCGTGAGAACCCAGCGCACCATCCTGTCGCCCTCGGAGTTCGCCTACTTCCAGCTTGGACAGAAGAGCCTCTACGACTGGCAGATCGAGTGCCTGGAGGCCATCGGCCTGCAGGAGTTCGGCGGTCCGCCGGTGGCGGTGGCCGCGGCGAACGGCTCGGGGAAGACGGCGAAGGTCGTCGCCTCGGCCGTGCTGTGGTTCCTGAGCCGGTTCCCGCGCGGGCAGGTGGTCGTGACGTCGGGCTCGTTCCGCCAGGTGGAGAAGCAGCTCTGGCCGGCGCTGCGCGTCCATCAGCGCCGGTTCCCTGCGTGGAACTTCCTGATGACCGAGCTGAAGACGCCGGAGGGCGGGTTCGCGCTCGGCTTCTCGACCGACGATCCCGGCCGCGCCGAAGGCTGGCACCCGAAGATCGATCGCGCGACCGATCCAGTGTTCATCATCGTCGACGAGGCGAAGACGGTGCCGGATGCCGTGTTCGAGGCGTTCGACCGCTGCACGCGCGTCTTCCAGCTGTGGGTCTCCTCACCGGGCAAGCCATGGGGGCAGTTCTACGACGCCTTCCACGCCAACCGGAAGTTCTACTGGACCCGCAAGGTGGCGTCCATCGAGTGCCCGCACATCGACCCGGCGAAGCGCGCGCGCGACCTGGAGAAATACGGGCCGGATCACCCGGTTTACCGCTCGATGCACGACGCGGAGTTCACCGAGGATGCCGAGCGGCTCATTCTCGCACCGGATCGGCTCACGAAGGCGCTCGACGGCCAGCCGCAGCCCAACGAGAACGGGGAAGTGGTCGCGTTCTGCGACTTCGCCGCCGGGCGCGACGAGAACGTGCTGGCGATCCGCCGCGGCAACATGGCGAAGATCGCGAAGGCGTGGGTCGAGAAAAACACCATGCAGGCCGCGCGGGAGTTCGTGCACCTGTTCAAGGTGAACGGCCTGCACCCGGGGCAGGTGTGGGGCGATGCGGACGGCCTCGGCACCGTGATGATCGACGCCATTGAGGAGCTTGGGTTCCACATCATGCGCTTCCACGGCGGGCAGGCGGCGAGCGACCCGGACGAATACGCCAACCTGATCGGCGAGGTGTGGCACGTCGGTGCCCGCGAGATCGAGCGCGGCCGGATTCACCTCGGCCAGCTCGACCCCGAGACGTTCAAGCAGCTCACGACCCGCAAGAGCGAATGGAGCGAGAACGGCAAGCTGCGGGCGGAATCGAAGGACAAGATGCGCGACGAAGGCCGTCACTCGCCCGACCGTGGCGACGGGTTGCTGGGCTGCATCGTGTGTGGTTCCCGTCTCAGCGGGGCCGTGACCGCCCAGGCGGCGGAGGCGAGCAGCGTGATCGCTTCACCCTTCGCCACCGGGCATGTGGGAGGGTGGTGAATATCGGTCGTGGCGATCGATCCATGAATCCACGTGAAACAGGGCTCGCTTCCTGATTGCGCGCGACTCCCTGATTCCGCTCTTGGATTCCAGATCCATTGCTTCAAGCCATAGCTTCAGATCGCGAATGAGGTTTTTTGCCTCGTTGTGTGTGGCGCTCGGTTCGATTTGACCCATGAGGAATTGGCTCATGCCTTCCGTGGGTTTTGTAAACCACAAAGGGGACCACTCGCTTGCGTCGATCCGAAACGTGACGGGCGGCAGCGTGGCGGGGTGAAAGCGAAACTCCTGCATTACCTTTCCGCCACCGCCTATGGCGCTTCCTTCATCGCCGGCCTCAACTTGATCGGTGTGGCGACGTTTCTGCCCGCCCACATCGCCAAGCCGGTGATGCTGGTTCCTCCGCTGTTCGGCGTGCTTGGACACTCCGCTCTGGCCGTCGGCGACTACCTCGACGACGGGGTGAAGAACGATTCGTTCAAGTGCGCGCCGCTGGCATGCCTTGCTGCCCTGTGCCTCGCCGTGCTCGGGCTGACCTCCTGCGGCGTGGTCGAGACCAAGCCGGACGGAACCAAGATCGAGAAGAAGCCGGACAACACGACCATCGGCCTTGTCGTCGGCGTAGGCTTGAAGGTGCTGGAGTTGTTACACTCCGAACCGGCCGCGCCCGTTGTTCTGCCCACGAAGTGACCCAATTTGGACCCCATCCTTCACACCGATGAGGTCGCAGGTTCGAACCCTGCCCTTTGCAAACCACAACCGTCATGCAGACCGACACGATCAAATGGGGCGAGACCTACGACCTGGCCGTTCAGGCCAAGGATGCGGACGGGAACGCCCTCGATCTGACCGGCTGGCAGGCGGCGGTTCGCTTTGTCAGTGCCCGGGTGGGCGGCGGCGCCGTCGCTGAGCCGGAAATGACCATCGCGGGCGACACTGCGAGCTGCTCGATCGACACCGGCGCGGAGGTCTGGGCACCAGGCCCATACCGCTATGACGTCCGCTTCACCGACCCTGACGGCAACGACTACTGGAGCGAGCCCGTGAAGCTCATCCTGCAAAACCGCGACACCCCGGCATCGGCATGATTTCGACCATCGTCATCACCGCCACGCGGCAGCAGCAGATAGCCTCGGTCGTGATCAATCGCGGTCCTGCCGGGCCTGCTGGAATCGATGGCCAGGACGGTGCTCCTGGTGCTCCTGGTGCTCCTGGTGCTCCTGGTGCTCCTGGTGCTCCTGGTGCGGCAGGCGTCGTGCCCGCCACCGCCCGCATATTCGCCACCGTGGTATCCCCTCAAACGTCTGGCACCGGGGCCACGGCGGCGTCCACGGCCGGTTGCTTCAAGGTTGTCAGCGGCTCATCGGCAAGCGGTTACGCCTACCTTTTGATGGGCGGCAGCGGCATGAATCCGGACGGAGGCTCGTCCCAGGTGGACGCGAACACCAAGTATGACATCACTTTCTCCGCGTGGTGCTCGGTGCCGGCAGGTGGCCGTGCATTGTTCCGGGTCGGTGGTGCCGCGAACACCGCAGTCGCCTCGAATGCTTTTACCCAGACCGGATGGGGGATCGAGTTCGTGTTTGACAGCGGAAGCAGCTTCAAGGTCCGCCTCGTGGCCTTCGTGTCCGGCGTCTACTACACGTCCGGTTGGCTTGCCGTCGGCTACCTGTTTTACCTGTTCCACTACCGTCTGAGGAAGGACTCAAACGGCGTGAGCCTGTTTGTCTCAAACTTCAACTCCGCGTTCCCTGCCACCCCTCAGCTCACCCTTTCCGCAGTGCCGAGTGGCAGTGTGTCCAGCTATCCGAGCATTCAAGTGGCGAACGCTAGCAGCGGGCAGTCCGCCGCCACGCTCACCGTGGTGCAGGATGTGATCGTCCAACCGTTCTGACCGCATGCTTTACGTCATCAAGCACCCGGACCCGTTCACGCTGGCAAGTTGTTTTCCGGGTGAAGGCATACTGCCGCCCGGAGCGGAGGAAATGACTCAAGAGGCGTTCGAGTCGTGGCGGGACGCCGAGCTCGCGGCCGGGTGGGAGCCTGAGCCGATGCCAGCAGCCGTGGCGGTTGATACGATTTCCGCCGGTGTCACGAAGTTGACGATCATGCGCCGGCTCTCCGCGCTGGGCAAATGGACTACCTTCAAGGCGCTCCTCGCGAGCCTGCCGGAGGAAGTTCAGGACGCCTGGTCTCTCGCTCAGGAGATCCGACCGGACGATCCGCTGTTCCTCGCGAACGCCGCCGCGCTCAAGGCGCTGCTTGGTCTGAGCGACGACCAGTTCACGGCATTGCTCATGCCATGACCATCCTCGGTCACCTCCTGCATCTGATCCGATTTTTCACCACTCCCTCACGCCATGAACAACGATACACTGAAACTCCAGACCGAACTGAAGAAGGCAGGATATGACCCCGGCCCGTTGGACGGGATCATGGGGTCGAAGACTCGCCGGGCGATGGCCGCCCGTGATGCGGCGGAGAGGCATGGTGCTGGCGAATCGCTGTCAGCACGGATCGTTCGGGTGGCGCGCGAACAGCTCAAGGCGGGCGTGTTCGAGACATCGACGAACCGCGGGCCGGGCATCGACAAGCTCTGGAGCGCCACGACCTACCCGGATGGCGCGTTCGATCGCCAACCGTGGTGCGCCGCGTTCGTCTGCTGGTGCGTGCGCGAGGCGATCGGCGGGCAGCCGGTGCCGTTCCAGCGTCCGACCACGCCGGCGGCGTTCGGCTTTGACGAGTGGGCACGCAACAATGAAGGCAAGGGCGTGGAATACCGCGTCGAGAAGTCGACCGCGCGTGCCGGTGACATCGTGGTCTTCCAGTTCAAGACCGGCGGACACATCGGCATCGTCATCGGCCGCGACGATGACGGCAACCTGCTCACCATCGAGGGCAACACCAACGCCGCGGGCTCGCGCGAAGGCGGGGCGGTGCTGGCCAAGGTGCGCCCGCTTTCCTCCGTCCGCTCGATCCACCGCATCACCGCCTGAAATCCATGATCGAACTCCCTGTCGGCTGGCTACTCGGCATCATCGGCACTCTCGGCGGCGTGATCGCGACGCTGGCCCTCACGATCTGGCATTCGCTCAATTCGCGGCTGACGGCTCAGGACAAGATCATCGAGGGCCTGCGCGGCGACGTGGAGCGGATGAGCAAAGGCTGTGGCGCGGCGGGCTGCCACTGGAAACACCGGTGACAACCCGCCGGTGAGTTCAATGCTTGCACTTACCGCAGGTGCCGCCGGACTTGCAGTGCTTGCAGCTATGGCAGTTTTTGCAGGCGGTGCAGCCGTCGTCACCCGAACAGGTGGCGCCCATGGCGGAGGTGAGACCGAAGGCACCAAGGGCAGCGAGTAGGAGGATCTTTTTCATTGGGGGTGATCCCCATCTATCAGCCGCGGCCCTGGGTGACAAGATGGCTCGACATCATTTGCTTGCGGAAACGGAGCAGGGGAGTCGAAGATTCAAGAGAAGGATCTCGCCATGCCTAAGAAAAAAACTCGCTCGAACGGCACTTCGTTAAACTCGGTGCGCAATGAAATCAGGAAAAACACCGCCTATAAGGGAGCGCGGGCTTGGTTCAGCCTGCCCTTCATGATCTCCGGAACAATTTGCCTAGGCGCGGGTGGCTTCGTCCTGATCGGTGCACTCGCAAGCTCAAAGGGCGTAGATTCGGTGACAACGCTACCATCAATCGGAGCGATCGTGAGCGGCCTATTCCTGTTCGGTGTCGCCGCATTGGCATCGGCCATTTTTGACACGGCCGATGCCGCATTGTTCAAATACCAACGGGACAAAAACATCGACGCGCTCGCATCCTACCAGCAGGCGAAGGCTTCCCAGCCGTATTATGGCCAGTGAGCGTGCGCGTGAAATCCCCCGCCGGCCAAACGCTGGCTGAAGTGGGGTCGCGATGAATCGCGAGGACGGCACGCAGACGTTGCCGGGGCTCGAGTAGCCAGCGGGGCTGCCGTGTGCGTTTTGCTTCGCTTGTCGAGGAGAGGAGCTTACCACGGGGCGCGTGATCGTCCGTCTTTTCGCCCTGCTCTGGTTGATTCTCGCTCCGCTCGCCTTGGCCATCGGCGAGGCGGAGATTTTGGCACCCTTGGTGTGCCCGCAGAAGGTGGACGCGCTCGAACGCTCACGGGCGGCCAACCCGCGGCTGCGGAAGATCGTCTACTGGCTGGAGGCGGCCCGGCGGAGTGGTCAGGACGCGGCGGCCGTGATCGACCAG